GCAGGCCGTCACCAGGTTCGTCGCCTCGTTCCCGCCGCCGCCATGCGCGACTTTGATGTTCCGAGGAACCAGATGATCCAGCGTCACGTTCTGCGGGTCGGCTTTGGCGAGGTCGGTGCCGCAATAGGCACAGACCATTCCGTCTCGAAGGTTGATTGCGAGCCGCTTCTGAGGTTTGATCCATGAGCCTGACATTGTTTTCATATCTCCTTTGCTTGACCTAATCATTATACCCGCAATGTATTTACGTTGTCAATACATTTTAGGGTCATTTTTAGGGTCATTTTTACGACGATCCGAGGATAACATGGCCGAGGATAACATGACTGAGCGTAAGCCGAACGCGCCGGACAACTGGCCTGACAAGTTCCTGGCGTCCTATCGCAAGTGCGGCAACATCACGAAGGCGGCCAAGGCGACGCGGGTGGACCGGAGCACCGTCTACGCCCGCCGGGAAAGCGACCCCGAATTTGAGAAGGCGATGCTTGCCGCCCAGGAAGAGGCCGTTGATCTGCTCGAGGAGGAGGCGCGCCGCCGCGCGGCTGATGGCAGCGTCAAGCCGGTCTTTTACCAGGGTAAACAGGTGGCGACGGTCCGGGAGTACAGCGACACCCTGCTGATCGTACTCCTCAAGGCGAACCGCCCGGAGAAATATAGAGAGCGTGCTGACATCACCAGCGGCGGAGAGCAGATCAAGGCATACGTCGGATTCGACACGGAGGCCGTCTAGCCCCGTCTCTAGTTCCCTTCGGACTCCTGCCGACCTCACCACCGCGAACCGGGCCTACCACCCCTACGGCGGCGCGCTGGAGGTACTGTACGCCCGCGAGAGCGAGGTCGTTCTGTCGGGTCCGGCCGGCACCGGCAAGAGCCGAGCCTGCCTGGAAAAGCTGCACCTCTGCGCCCTGAAGTATCCGGGGATGCGCGGGCTGATCGTCCGCAAGACGCGCGAGAGCCTGACCGAAGCGGCGCTGGTCACCTACGAGGACAAGGTGTTGCCCGAGGGCAGCGCGATCAGCGCCGGCAGCCAGCGCCGGATGCGCCAGGGCTACCACTATTCGAACGGCTCGGAGATCATCATCGGCGGGCTGGACAAGGCCCAGAAGGTCATGTCCACCGAGTACGATATGATCTACGTCCAGGAAGCCATCGAGCTGGAGGAGAACGACTGGGAGGCGTGTACGACCCGCCTCAGAAACGGCGTGATGCCCTACCAGCAGCTCTTCGGCGACACGAACCCCGACGCCCCGACCCACTGGCTGAAGCGCCGCGCCGAGAACGGCCAGACGCGCATGATCGAGTCGCGGCACGAGGACAACCCGTCCGTCACGGATGAGTACCTCGCTAGGCTCGACGCGCTGACGGGCGTGCGCTTCTACCGGCTCCGCAAGGGTCTATGGGTGGCCGCCGAGGGCATGATCTACGACGGCTACGATCCCGCCGTTCATCTTATCAACCGCGACGACCCCCGGTACGGCCTCCAGAGCGGCATCCCGGCGGACTGGCCCCGCTACTGGGGCGTGGACTTCGGCTATACCAACCCGTTCGTCTGGCAGGCGTGGGCGCAGGACCCGGACGGGCGCCTGCTGCGCTACCGCGAGATCTATCGCACGCACGGGCTGGTCGAGGACCACGCCGAAGACATCAAGCATGCCTCCGAGGGCGACCCGCCGCCTGCGGCGATCATCTGCGACCATGACGCCGAAGACCGGGCAACGCTGGAGCGCAAAGTCGGTCTGACCACCACGGCTGCCTACAAGGACGTCTCGCCCGGCATTCAGGCCGTCGCGAGCCGGCTGAAGGTAGCTGGCGACGGTAAGCCCCGGCTCATCTTCCTGCGCGACTCACTGTACGAGGCCGACCCGGATCTGGTCGAGGCCAAGAAGCCGACCTGTACCGAGGAAGAGATCGGCGGCTACGTCTGGGACGTGTCCAACGGCCAGAAGAAGGGCGAGGCACCCGTCAAGCGGAACGACCACGGCCTTGACGACGCGCGTTACGTCGTGGCTCATGTGGACGCCATCACCGACGACGACGAGTTCATTGGCTCCGCCCGCCCGGTCATTCGGGGCGCAAGTGGCTGGAACAAAACCGCCGGCAGGCCACCGGGAAGACGATAGAGGCGCGAAATTTAACGCATGGCAGACCCAACCCAGCAGCCGACGGACGTGAAGCGGACGCTCCTGAAGGGCGGGGGCGCGGGCGGGCGACAGACCCAGCCCCAGAACTATAACCCGTTCGCCGGGATGCCGTACTCGTTCGTGCCGCGCCGGCTCCTGTCTGGCCTGGACCTGTCCCAGTACCGCGCCAGCGACTTCGCGCCGTGGATGCTGATGCAGATCCTAGCCGACAGCCATACCGACGTCGGCCTCGCGCTCTGGAACGTCCTGCGGCTCGGCACCAAGGGATTCAGCTACACCGTCAAGGACCTCGCCGGCCAGGATGACCCCGAGGGCAAGGCGCTCCTCGACAACCTGGTTCCGCGCCTGAACCGGAAGGCGGGCGGGATCAAGGCCATCCACGTCCAGCAGGTGCTCGCCTGGTATCTGTACGGGGCGACGTGCGGGGAGCTTGCGCTGACGGACGATCTGCGGGACGTCCTGGACCTCTTCCCGGTCAACCCGTTCACCATCCTGTTCCACCGCGACGCCGCGACGCAGGACCTGGCGATGTACCAGCAGCAGCTCTTCCAGGGTGTGCACGGGGCCGGGGGAGGACAATTGAAAGCGGCCAACATCTCCGGGCAGGAAACCAAGGGCGCGGCCGGCGGCTACCGGATGCTCAACGACGAGCTGGTCCAGTATGTGCCGTGCGACCCGACGATTGACGACCCCTACGGGCGCATCCCATCGGCCACGGTGATCAACGAGGTGTTCTTCGACGTCGCGTTCCTCTGCGACCTCCAGAAGATCGTCCACGGCGTCGGCACCCCGAAATACTTCATCAAGGTGATCGAGGAGATCTTGGCGAAGACGTGCCCGGCCGTCGTCAAGAATGACCCGCTGAGGTACGGGGCCTGGCTGGACAGCCGCCTCGACGAAGTGACGGCGATGTTCAACGGCCTGGACCCGGATCAGGCCCTGATCGCCTTCGACAGCATAGACGTGGATGTCGTGTCGGCCAAGTCGGGCGCCAACATCCTGGGCCTGGTGACGCCGCTGTCGCGGGCCATCGAGCGGCGCATCATCAAGGCCCTCAAAATGATGCCGATCCTCATGGCCTCGAACGAGGGCACGACGGAGACGCACGGCAGCGTCCAGTTCGAGATCTTCGCGGAAGGCATTGCGAGCGCACAGGAGGCCATCGCCGGCATGGACGCCGCGTTCTTCAAGCTGTATCTCGAACTCATGGGCCGGCAGTGCCAGGTGACGTGCGAGTTCGCGGCCATCAAGACGGCCAACAGGCTGCTGGTGGCGAACGCCGAGAACAAAGAGATCATCAACGCGGCGCTCAAAGAGGCACTCGGCTACCAGAGCCACGACGAGAGCAGCATCGAGGTGACCGGCAGCGCCGCCGTCGGCCCGCCCGTCGCCGGCATCCTTTCGAGCGTGGTGCCGCCGGTCCAAGCGCCCTCGGCGGAGGCCCCGGCCGCGTCACGGTCTGTCGTATGTCCACTCAGTGTAGAGCCGCCTGACGGTGACGGCGACGGTGGGACGGAGGAAGACGATGAGCTTTGACTTTTCGGCCGACAAGAGGCGTGTCCACTGCCCCGGCTGTCGCCAGTACCAACCGGTGATGACGCAGGAGCGGGACGGCATCAAGACGCTGGTGTGCGCCGCCTGCCTGCACGGTATCAGTGCCGGGGCCAGGGACTTGCAGAAGGCGGCGGGGATCGTCAAAGGCGAGCTGCCGGCGACCGAGACGGTCGTGACCCTGACAGAAGCCGGTAGGAAGGCGCTACAGCCCGCCAAGTCCCTGCCCGAGCCGGCCACGGAGACCCGGCCCGGCCCGGTGGAGGGCACACGCTAATGCAGACGCCGTTGGTGGAGGGCACACGCTAATGCAGACGCCGTTGGAACGCTATGTGGGGGCGATGGCCGAGGGCGACACGCTCGTCGGCGCGCGCTTCGAGGCGATAACGGAGGACGACCATGCCGCCGCGCTGGACCGGGCCGTCAAGGTCATCAACCGCAAGCACGCACGGACGCCCCAGACGGCGGACGGCCTGCACATCTTCCCGGCGGTCATGAGCACGGACGCCCTGGACAGCCACTTCTCGCGCATGGACGAGACTACGCTCAAAAACTTCGCCTCGGACGCCTCCGGCGGGGTCCCCTTTATGAACTCGCACCGGATGGGGCGCTATGGCGGGGAACTCCCGCTCGGGCACACCTACGAGGGTGCCTACGACGAGGGCAGCGGCGCCGGGGGCGGGGCGGCGGCGCGCAAGTCGGCCAGGGCCGGCATCTATATGCTCCGGGGGCTGAGGCCGAACGGCGATGCCTCGCTCGGCACGGACGACATGATGCGCTCCATTGACGGCGGCACCGTCCGGGACGGGAGTGTCGGTTTCTACGGAGGCAAAAGCATCTGCGACGTCTGCGGGGGCGACGTCCAGGACTATGCGGCCTGCCCGCACATCCCCGGCACCAGTCACAAGACCGAGAAAGGCAAGATCGCCACCTACACCGTCAAGGGCGCGCGTCTCCAGGAGTTCTCCGGCGTGGCCGCCGGCTCCACGCCGGGGGCGATGTTCAGCCGCTCCGCCCTGGACAAGACGGAGCGGGCCATCGCGGAGAAGCTGATCGGGGCGCGGGAAGTCGGCTATCTGGAGGAGCACTACCGGATGGCGCTGCACGGGGACCGCACGTTCTACAGCCTGCCAGCCAAGCAGGATTTGAAAACCGACGAGGATGACACGGCCCGCAGCGGGCAAAGCCAGGCCGCCCAGAAAAGCCAGGCCGCCCGCAGCGGGCAAGGGGGAGACGACATGAACGCCAAGAAAATTGTGGACGCCCTGATCGTGCGGTGCGGCCCGAAGCTGCCAGGCGACGTGCGGAAGGCTTTGGAGACGGCGCGCGGCGAGATGGCCGACGATAGCACCGACGTCGAGCCGGTCCTAGCCGCTGTGGAGAGGTCGTTCGTGATCGCTTCCGAGAACGCCGAACTGCTGGCCCAGTTCCGGGCGGCCGGCGTCGAGACCGTGGAGGCCGCTCGCAAGATGAAGGCGGACGGCGAGGACGGCCGGGCCTACCGCGCGGATCTGATCAAGGACGCGCTGGATGCCGGCGTGCGTGCCCAGGGCGAGCACTTCTCGAAGCCCGTCTACGAGAAGATCCTGTCCGATCCGGCCCGCTCCCTCGCCGACATCAAGGCCATGCACGACGACTGGGACAAACAGGCCCGGCAGCGCCTTTCGGGGCTGGACAAGGACGGAAAGCCGGTCGGAACGGGCGGGCGTCAGACGGTCCCCATCCACGGCTTCGAGGGCGGGGAGGGAACCGGCAGGAAAACCCCACCCGCTCGCCACTTCAAAACGGGCCGTTAATCAACACAGGCCACCCGGCCTTTAACGGCCGCCCGGCGGCCAGGAGACTGCATCATCAGGAGACTGCATCATGTCCAATCCGCGTGACATTAGGTTTTACGACGAGCTGAACTACCACGGCACGACCTACAAGAGCGACGGCAGCATCGTCTTCAGCCAGGTGCCGACCTACGGCACGAACCACTCGCCCCAGATCGGCCTGGCCGTCACGCTCGTCGGCAGCGGCCAGGTGGGGCTGGGCGCGACCGGCAGCCCCTTAATCGGGAAACTCAAAGCCGTCGAGGCGGACCTGAACGTGACGATCCAGGACCGGGGCTACATGACGCTCGGCTATCCGGCGAACGACGCCGCGGCCCCCGTCGTCAACCAGCCCGTCGCCGTGAACGGGGCGGGCCAGGTCGTCAAGGCCGCGTCCGGCAACAACGCGGTCGTGTCGGTGGACACCGTCGGCATGACGTGCATCGTCGAGATGCTGTAGAAACATCGTCGAGATGCTGTAGAAAGGGAGCGTGTTATGGTCGAAGTGATTGAAGGTTTCCTGGACACGTTCCGCGCGTTCGACGCCCACCCGGAGCGCGGCGTGCGGCTCTATGAGGAGGCGGCGAAAGACAAACTGCCGTTCTCCACCTGGATCGTGGAGCGCGCCCTGGAGTCGGGCGCGTTCAAAATGAACGCCGACGGCCATATCCGCAGCGAGGACGGCCTGGACCCCTATGAGGAGCTCCTGCGGCACTGTAACATCCGCACGGCGAGCGACGAGAAGGCCGGCGTCTACTGCCACACGATGGAGCGCTTTTTCGCGAGCGACCAGCCGTTCAGCCCGATCCTGTTCCCGGAATTCATCAACCGCACGCTGCGCGCCCCACTGGTGCAGCTCGACGTGCTGGACGAGCTGATCGCGAACTACGCCCCCGTGGACGGCGCGACCGTGCGGATGCCTTACCTCGACATCCCCAGCCCGTTCACCGGCAACGTCCAGTACCGCCAGATGGCGCGCGTCGCGCAGGGCGCCGAGATCCCGCCGACGACGATCAGGGAGAAGGAGCAGGTCGCGAACCTGTTCAAGTACGGGCGGAGCCTGAAGATCACTTACGAGGCCCTGCGCCGCATCCGCATCGACCTGTTCTCCATCCTGGTCTCCCAGATCGCGCTCCAGGCCGGCCTGGACAAAGCGGGCAGCGCCATCGACGTCGGGATCAACGGCGACGGCAACGGCAACCCGGCCATCAACTCAAACCTGACGGCCCTGGACCCCAGCACCACGCCCGGCAACCTCACCTACGCGGCGTGGCTGGCCTGGCAGCTCTCGTTCTACCCCTACGATCTGACCACGGTCGTCGGCGGCAAGAACGAGATCATCAAGGTCTTGGTGATGACCGTGCCGGGCCTGAACGCCCAGAACGTGTTCACCCTGCTGCGGCCCGGCCCCGTGGAGAACAGCATCGAGATGCCCCAGGGCCTGTTCAACCGCGTCCGCATGATCTACCTGCCGTCCATGACGCCCGGCATCCTGTTCGGGCTGGACAAGCGTTTCGGCCTGGAGCAGCTCAACGAGATTGGCGGCACGATGACCGAGACGAACAAGTGGATCTCCCACCAATTCAACGAGATCGTCATCTCCGAGGTCGTTGGGCACGACAAAATCCTCGCCGACGCCTGCAGGACACTGAACCTCAACGCCTAAAGAATAAATCCTAACGCCCTCCCCAATTGGGGAGGGCCGGAGAAAACACATGGCCGTCAAAACTATCTTCGTCGCGCTGACCGCCGCCTTCGCCCAGGCCATCTGCACCGACCACGACCCGAACCACCCGAACGGGCCGGACGTCGTGATCACGCAGGGCAAGGGGGATCGTGACGTGTTCGAGGTCTCCGCCAACGCCTACGTCAAGGACAAGATCCGCGAGGGCATCCTGGAGGAAGTGCCGGACTTTGACGGCACGCCCCGCAACAACCCGGGCCACCCGGACCACATCGACAACCCGGACAACCCGGACAACCGCGCCCCTGCACCAGCCAGCGCCGCCGCCCAGCCGGCGCGATATTCTGAAGCGGACGTGCAGGGCATCGTCGCTGAGGCGCTGGCGCAGCAGGCATCACGCAGCGCCGCCGGCCAGCAGCAGGCCATTGACGACGCAGTAGTCAAGGCGCTGGCGCAGCAGACGCCCAAGAAAACGGACACATAGGGACTAGGGCGTAGGGACTAGGGCGTAGGGACTAGGGCGTAGGGACTAGGGCGTAGGGACTAGGGCGTAGGGACTAGGGCGTAGGGACTAGGGCGTAGACACTGAGGATGCGAAGTGTCTACTGAGGATGCGAAGTGGCTACTGAGGATGCGAAGTGGCTACTGAGGATGCGAAGTGGCTACTGAGAACCTTGTAGACGACGTGGACAGCGTGGACCGGGTCGAGGCGCAGCCGTTCCTGGCCGTCCTGCCGGCCTACATCCAGGCCCAGACGTTCACCTCAGACCCGACCTGGTTCCTGCCCGACGGCGACTACGGCAGCATCCAGGACCTTGCGGGCGTCTTCGCCGCCGACTGGCCGGCCGCGCGCATCCAGCATCTCCCGTTTCTGCCCACCGCGCTCGCCGAGGGGCGGCGGCGCATTCCGACCGACTGGGAGGCGCTGGACGTAGACAGCCGCGCGTGGCTCCGCCTGGCGGTCCAATACAGCACGGCGGCGCTCATCGTCAAGGCGGCCGACCCCGCCCACACCGAGGACTTCAAGATCGGCTCGTTCACCTTGAAGTCCGACGACACGGGGCTGCTGGCCGATCAGTCGGAGCTTCTGGGCTACGCCGCACTTTACTTCGCGCGCGTCGCGCTGCCAATCGGCACGGTCCCCGCCGCCTTCACCGACCCGTTCCCGAGGCCGGTCGTTCGCAAGGCGTCCGTCTGCGGCAGCGGGCGTGGACGGCTTTTCTGTGGACGGCTTTTCTAGCGACTTATCGGGCGGTCCTTCTAGCACAGCCGCCTTTTTCTACACAGCCGCCTTTTTCTAGGAGATGCGCCTTGCCCTACGCCCCCGAAGATCTTGCGAATGGAGCGCAGGCCGCCTTCACTCGCAAGGTAGTGCGTTATGGCAGCACGGTGAACCTCTCCGGGGGCGTCACCCTCAAAGCGTTCATCGAGACCAACGAACGCGAGCTGCTCAAGCAGCTCAACATCGACGGCGAGAGGCCGAGCAAAGTCTACACTGGCTTCCTGTTCGACGCCACCTCCAAAGGCAAGGTCACGGAAGGGACTCGCTTCACCTCCGGCGGCCGCGCCTACAACGTGGACCTTCTCCACTCGATCATCCTCAGCGACGTGCTGATTTACATCGCGACCGGCTGCTATCAAGTGGGATAGGACAGTTCTCATTTTTCTACACATTTTATTCCATTTTCTATCAGAGGACGCCGGCGATGTCTAAGGCGCAGGCCACAACCGTGATCGCCGAACGAGACAAAGCGTGGTTTAACGAGACGTGTCGGAATATGGCCGTGCGCGTCTGCGGGCGGTACTACCCGCAGTGGGTGGATGACGCTGAGGCGGAGGCGCGCTTGTACGCCTGGGTCGCCTACGCCAAAAGGCTGACGCGCCCCGCAGTCGCTTGGGCCGCGCGGAACGGGGCGACTGATTACTACCGCGCGCAGGTGGGTCGCCTGAAAAAGAAGGACAGGGCGACAGGCGAAATCAGCTTTGTTTATGGGCATCTCGATAGCGTCCATCTGACCGATTCTCTGATGTGCGTTGACCAGAACGGGGCCGAGTATGACCATCTGGGGCTGCCGGTCGGCTACGGCGGGATTGACACCTTGACCGGGAACATGAACTTCGAGCATTTGATCTCCGTCCTGCCGGAGCGGTACAGCAAAGTCCTGCGTCTGCGCTACCGGGACGGCTACGAGTGTCAGGAAATCGCCGCTCTGCTCGGCACGTCCCCAAACCGAGTCTGTCAGATTGTATCGCTCTCGATGAAGACGCTCCGCAAGGCCTGGCTGGACGAGATGGCGCTGCAACTGGGAGGGCTGCCGAGGGGCCGGGACGATGCCCTGATCGCCAAAGCCTTCGCGAAGAACAAGCCCCGGCCTTCTGTTCTGAAAGGCCCGGATCGCCGCACAAAGGCTAACCGCAGCGAAAAATACGCAAGCCAGGAGCGAGACGGCGGGTGGTTCAAGCCGAAGATTGCCTATTCCCAACAGTAGAGGAAAGACACTGTAAATGAAAACTAATCGAAGACTTCTCCCTTTTCTGCTCCTGCTAGGGCTGACGCTGACGCTGGGGATGGCGGGCGGGGCGGGGGCGCAGGCGGTCTACGTCCCATCCCAAACGTCTGATATTTTGGGTTTGCAGACGGCACTTTCCCGCGCCGGAACAGGGCTTACCAAAACCTATGCGGGCAGTCGGAGTTATGTCATCCAGTCCAGTCAAGGCGTCCTCTCTGATGCCACCTACACCGCACAAAATACGCGCTGCCGATTCTTTTGCCCGCGTGATACCGCATACCCGTCTCTAGTGTTCTCCTGCCCCGCAGACGCGCCCAATTCAATTATTATCACGGCTGGCCTCGAAATGACCTCGCTGGCCGGGACGATCATGCCCGTCACGTTTGCGGGGAAACAGGCCGTGACGATTGACCCCGGCGGCGTCGTCGTCAGCGACCCCATCGGTGTTGTCATCCCAGCCAATACATTCGAGTGGAGCCGTGTCTATATCCAGCCAGCGGTCGCCGGGGGACGATGGGCCGTCCCGATGGCGTTTTATCCCAATGCCGCAGCGGACGGCCAGGCCATCTCCTACCAGGGGAATGCCGCGCCGTCCGATCTGTCCAAAGGGGGGACATTCCCCGGCACATATAACAGTCTTTATTCCTCAACCGCCGGAAACAACGTGGGGAACGTAGGCAATATGGTCTCGATGATTCCGGATGCTGTCATGGGCACGGTCATTTCGACGCAGCATTGCCTGGGAGTGGTCGGGGACAGTATCGCCGCAGGCCAAAACGACTTTAATTTCTCCGCCGGCTTCTTTCTGCGCGGAGTGTCGCATAATCTGACTGGAGCGACGGCCAGCGTGACGGGGGCGGCGGGCGGATTCGGGGCTGTCCGGTTCGCCATTTCGGGCGCGAGCATCGGGGGCATTTATGGACAACTTCAAAAAATCACCCAATATCTTCAGCCCGTCACGGAAATGCTCCACGAGGGCGGTGTCAATGACCTGAGCAACGGGGCTTCGCTGGCAACCATGCAAACGTCGGAATATACAACGTGGTCGTATCTCAACAATCTAGGCAAGAAGGTGGGGCAGACGACCATCACGCCGCGCACGCAGAGCAGTGACAACTGGGCCACGACCACGAACCAGACGGCTGTTCAGGTTAGCTCGTCTAGCGGGGAGTTCGGGTCGCTCGGCGGCGCGGGCATCCTTGGCACAGCCACCAGCGGAAGCGCCACCACGCTCACGGACACGGCTAAGGCATGGGCGCCCAACGCCTATACTGGATACTGCTGCCTCATCACCGGGGGCGCCGGGGCAGGTCAGTCGGCAACGATCACCTCGAACACGGCGACCTCCCTCACCGTGTCTGCCTGGGAGACACAGGGGCTGACCGGGAGTGTTGGCACAGGCGTTGTGCCGGACGCGACTTCGGCATACCGGGTAGACTCTGTGCGAAACTGCCTCAATGACTGGATACGCACGACTCCGGCCCCCCTTTCGTTTTATGTAGACATCGCAGACGCCGTGGAGTCAAGACGTAATTCCGGCCTGTGGCGAACGCCGGACACCGATCCAGGGACAGGCACGATTGCCATAACCTTTGACGGGACGCACCCGGTAGGTATCGGCAACAGCGCCGCGAACCTCGGCGGCATTGGCCGGGCCGCCTATGCCGTCTCCTTGTGGGCCGCCACCCTGCACTGATCCTTGCATAAAAGGCGGTAGAAAAATGATGATGAAAAAAACACTCCGTATTGTCAATCTTGCGCTCGCCGTCTTTGCGGTCTTGCTCCTGCTGGCGGCTCCTGTCCTGGCCGCCTATACCGCTTACCCGACCCTGGCCGCAGGCGCGTCCAACACCGGCCTCGGTACGTCCGGCACGGCGACTCTTGGCTACACCATCTTGGCAACGGACGGCACAACGGTTATCACATCTCGCACGACGGCAGGGATAGTGGAAGTCGGTGGCGGGAATTACCTCATCTCCGGTGGTATCAGCGTCCCCAGCGGCACGACCTACGAAGTCAAGTGGGACCGCTCGGATACCTCAACCACGCTCGGCGCGGCCCCCACCCAGCCGAACAGCCTAAGCACGGACAACAACACCGGCATCAGCAACACGCTCACGCAGGCGACCAGCACGAACACTAGGGCAGCGAATAACGGCGCGGCGATTGCCGCTCTGCCCCCTGCCCTCGCCTCCGCCATCCTCAAGAACCCATCGAATCTCTTGGCGACGGACAGCGCGGGCAATGTCGCCACGAACAACTTCCCGGCCAACGTGCTTGGGCCGCAGGACCTCCTTGCCATGGAACAGGGGATCATGCAGTATCAGCTCGGCGGCACCAAGTTCGGGACTCACATCCTGAACATGGACGCCAACCTGAACGGCGCGTCCACGCCCACCTACAACGGTCTGGCGCAGACGTCCCCCTTCACCTGGAATGGCGTGACCTACATCACCTCCGTTGTCACCCGCAACAGTCAGGGCCAGGTCCTCAGCAAGACCGTCACGCCCGCCAACCAGTAGGACGTTTGCCAACCGGTAAGGAGGATTTCCTTGCTCACGATGAAAGTCAGTGACCTGGGCGCCGAGCAGATGATCGGGCGCGCGTATCGCCTGGTGGACGACTTCATGGTCCCGGAGCGCATCGTCGTGGACGTAATCACGGCGCGCGTCGAGCACCGCTTCGCAAGCGGCGACGACGGGAAATGGGCAGACGTCAAGGCCGAAACGAGGAGGCGGCGCAGGGGCGACAAAACCGCTCCGCCCGGCACAGACCTCGGCGAGATGCGCCGCGCGGTCACAGCGACGACGGAGGGCGTCCCGCACAGCCTGCTGCGGTTCGCCCCGGACAGCGTCACGATCGGCGTGGACACAGACGGGGCGGCGGTCTTCCAGAACGGCAGCGATGACGGCAGCCAGCCCGCGCGCCCGTTTCTGGAGATCTTCGACGAGGACATTGACGTCGCCATGGACCGCTATGGCGCCATCCTCGGCAGCGTGATCGGCGGGCACTAGGTGAAAATCCATAGGTGAAAATCCAAAGGCACAGAATCAATGACAACCTACCAGTGGCGGAGCGCTTATGACCAGCGCGCGCGGCTCGTGTCGCTCCTCCAGGCCCACCCGGTTTTCGCCCGCACCCATCCGCCGGCCCCTGGACAGTTCCCCCACGACATCAAGCTGGTTGACCCGCAGGCCGTGGACGCCGCGACGGACGTAGACATCGCCTGCGTCGTGCCCGGTCAAAGCACAATGCCATACACGCTCGGCGGGGCGGGCGTCGG